TAAATACTTCACCGTGCTCTTCTTTAGCTAGTTTATATTTGTTAGTGTTTTTGCTTTGTACATCTACAAATATTTGTGATTCAAATACCTCAGGTTCTAGTACAGCTGTGTGAAATAACCAGCCGTCTCTTAGCGCTTGACTTTTAGCTGACCCATACTTCATAACATTATAATATGTTTTAGGTGATTCTAGTAATAGTTTTACATTCGAGCTGCTAAATGCAAACTTATGCATAAATCCATAATAGAAATCATCATCTAACATTTTAGATAATAGTTCTGTTTTATCGTAGTATTTTCCGTCTAATAGTTTTATTTGATTTTCTAACATATCTAGTATTATTAAGTCCAAAGTTGTGTTTGTAATTTGTGATTATTAAATCTTTTCATAGTTGCTTCATAGTATTCTTTATCTATTTCATAAGCATCTAAATCATATCCTAAATTATGACAAGCTATTGCTATACTACCTGAACCTAAATGAGTATCTAATATCTTATCCCCCTCTTTAGCATAATTCATAAGTAGCCATTCATAAAGTTTTACAGGTTTTTGTGTAGGATGTATTCTTTTCTCAATTCCTAACTGATAATCATTTTCTGCTTTAGTATTCATTTTACCATTTTGAACATTACCTGACCATTGAAAGTCAAACATACCAATTCTATTCTGACAATTAGTAGCAGCAATATCAGCATCACTTGCATTTCTTGATTTTAAAAATGGTGTTACAAGTTTATTATGTATGATTCTACCTTGACCAAATTTACCTTGATTATCTCCATAATAATTACATCCCCAAATAATATGCTTTTTGCTTACCCTTATTAGTTCATCAAAGTATTCATTAGGTGGTGATTGATTATTCCAATCTTTCTGTTTATGACCTTTAGTAGTTTTCATAACACCATTACTTTTAAATTTTACTTTATCACTAAATGATAAACCTATGCCATAAGGTGGATCAACAATAGCTAAATCATATTGGTTGTCTGCCATATCTTTCATAGCTTCCATACAGTCTTTATTGTACAGGTTAATCATTTCTTATGCTTCTCTAAATATTCTTCTAAAGCTGCTAGAGCTCGCCAAGCTACCTTAGCAAGATGTGGTAGTTTATCATTATCTATCTTATCTGCATCTATCAAGTGTCTAGTAAGTGCGTCTAAGTGATCTTTTGATTTATTTCTATCCCAATAAAGTTTTTTTAACTTATGTTGTTTTTGTCCTTGTAGTGATACCTTTGATACCATTTTTAAGGCTTCTGGAAAATATAATAGAAGTCCAGAATATACAGGAATGTTTTTTCTGTTTGCGTGTTTACTCATATTAAAATTGTTTATATACTAAAATTATATTTAGTGATGTATCAGTTAATTTATATTTTTTATGTATTAAAGTTAAATCTATTTCTTTACCGTCTACTTCAATTACAAGTAAGCTGTCTTGTTCTGGTACTGTTTCAAACTCTTCATACAATACTTCTAATGCACTGTACACTTGCATTATTTGATCTTCTTCGAAATATTCTGCATCTACTTCAGGATATATGTTTATCTTCATAATTTTTAAGTTTGCGTTCTGCTTCTGTTTTTGCATCTATAGCTGTATTTCTATCTCTTCTGTATTTGTATAATGCTTTTAATGCTAGATCTCTATCACGTTTTAATTCTATAATATGCCATTGTATTTCTAACATAGAATCTATTACCTTTTGCAGCTCTTTAGTATTCTTCATATTAGACCACTTTTTAAGAGTATCTAATACTGTTACCATATTTACATCACACTCAAAGTCTTTTAGGTAATCTAATTTTTTATATGATTCTTCTAATCCCTCCATCTGTATTTATATAACTTGCTTGTGCTTCTTCTAATAAATATACTTCTTTTTTTGTTTTATGTGTATTCCATAATGTAGTGCTTGGACAATTTATTGTATCTAACTTTGGCATTACCATATTGTCTAACCAAAATATGTAATAACCTCTAGTGTCAAATACAAGATATAGTTTTGTTATATCCTGATCCATACTCATTAACTTATCATACTTAGATTTTTCGAGTAGTTTAGTTTGGTAGTACTTATTTCTAAACTTCATCTCTACTACACATTTCTTGTCTTTAGGAGTCCTTCCCTCTGCGTCATAATGTTCGTAAGAACCTCCGCTCCAGGTAAGCTGCCAATTATCAAAGTTTAATATTTGTATTACAGCCTTTTCAAGATTGTGTACTTCTTTTATATCCATTACTATATATAGAATTTAAGTCATCTATATATTCTTGTATTTTATATTTTATTTTTTCACCCTTACAAGTACATAAACTTTCTAATGGATGATTAAAATACTTAGCGTGTAGATTCTCTACAAGTCTTAATTCACTCTCCGCTATTGTATTATTTTTTACACCTTTAAATCGTGTCCATTGATCGTAATCAATTTTTATCATTTGTACTTTACTACTCATCTCTTAATTTTAATCTTATTCCACTTCTTACGTCTTTCTTCGCAACCACATTTATCACCCCATATTTTTTTTACTAACCATTTGATACCTGTATATCTAGTTATTATCTCTACTAAATCCCCTAAACCAATCATAATTTTTAATTTTATTTCTAATATATAACTTTATTTTTTTATAGGTATGCCATAAAGATACATAACTAATATTTGTTTCTTTACTTATCTCTGTAATTTTTTTACCAGAACTTACAAGTTCAAATATAGATCTATCGTACCAGTTCAGATCTGATAACAATTTGTTAAAACGCTCATCAAACTCTTCGTAATCAACACTACTGTTTGTAGATAATTTATTTTCTAAATAACTAATATCGTTTTCTATTACAGAATCTATATCAACTATTTGCAGTTTCTTTTCTTTTCTTTTAAGCATAGCAAATAAATGATATAATATTTTATAACAATACCAATAATTTATACTATCACCATAAGATAAGTCAGTACCCTTTTTATCTAAGTAGTCTATTTTAAGGTACATCTCTGATACTAAATCTTTACAAGTGTCTTCATTACAACCGAAAGATATACATATAGCCATCCAGTCTTTATGTTTTTTGTAAGCCTTCTTCAGTATCACATATCAAACTTAGTAAATTTTTATTATTTATACTAAATCCAACATTGTTACTTATTGACTTGAGTTCTATAGGTTGCTCTAATGGTGTTGGTCTACCTCCACTATCTATTTCTTTTATTTTAATTACCGCTAGATATGTTAAATACCAAAACTCAGGGTGATTGGTATAACGATGAAGTATTAAAAAATTGTCCGATTTATTTAAAAATTTCGAACCACCTTCAGCTGAACCTGGACTAGGTGGTGCAATATATCCACCAAACTTATGTCCTGCACTATGTTTGTGTCTTAAACTTTCAGTAACAGAATGACATATTAAAAATATACTAGTCTTATGTTTTAATGTAAATAGTCTCATATCAGATATAACTGCATAATCGTATTCGTGTGATCCATATGCTTTCATTAATTCTTTTGTTTTATTAAGAGCATTATAAGGATCTACCATTAAACCATCGTAATTATAGTTTACTTTTATTTGTTCTGCTTGTTCTAAAAGCTCTGCTGCAGAATATATTTTATCGTTAGATATATATTTAAAGTGTTTATCAACCCAGTTAACCTCTTCTCTCCATTTTTTATCTTCTATCTTATTAAATGGAAGTCCAGTTCTAAACTCTACCAGTTTTTTTGTAATACTACTAGCAGAGTTTTCGGCACTGAATATTAAGTATTTTAGATCATACTTAATTGCATATAGTAAAAGTAGATAAAGTAAAGTAGTTGTTTTACCTGTACTACTGTGTCCTAAGATAATATTTAAACTTGCAAATTTAAAACGCCAGTACTCATCTATCTCAGGTATACCTAGTCGTAAACCTTCTTTGATTTCTCCGTTACGTATTTTTTCAAGTTTATCTATTTGTCTATCTACACTAACTAAATTAGAATGGTAGTCCGTCATCATCATCATCTCTGTCAGGGCTGTGTTGCTGACTTGTTACCTCTTTATAGTTATTGCTTTCTAATTTGTTGTAAGGTTTACCAGATTTACCTATCATTGTTACAAATTTTAAGTAGCCTTTATTTTCGCTAA